GATTCTAACAGGACTCTGGTTGTCTTTCTGAGTATTTCTACGATCCTTTACAACAGTAAGACTGCTTTAAGCAGTCGCTGGATATAACTAAGCTCGCTTGCCCAGCGACACATTAAAGCACCGCATACGCAGGATTAAAACATAATTAAGTACATAACTTAATGCAGCTTTAAGTAGACATAATTTTTTACCATATCCTTTATATATGACAGAACCTTCGACTATACTTCGCAAAGCTACTAATAATCTAGATAAGATGGCCATAGTAGAAGACTACGCAAAAGGTGAATTAAGTGTAGGTAAACTAGCTAAGAAGTACAACACCTCCCCTGATAACATCTCCCTAATAACTAAGAGATTCTGGAAGTCCCTAACTAACATGAGGGAATCCAGAGCCTTAATTGTCCCTACCACCGACTCAGCCTCATCCTTAAGAGAGCTTAGAGCAACCCCCCATTTCAATGAAGACTTCCTCTCCCTCCTAAGCGAGAGCGCCCTCCTAAGTGATGAAGAAGCAACATACTGTTGGATATACGCCCATACTGGTGATATCGTAGAAGCCCTCCAAGGATCAACCCTTGATATCGGACTATACCGAGAGAAAGGAAAGTCTCATCGCTTTAACTATGATAAGGCTATGATACTAAGAGGTCACTACCTCAACAGTAAGCCCTCGATCTCATCCTATATTAAAGAACTTCGAGAAGTAAGACTACAAGATGCTGATATAGGGAAAGCTAAGATTCAATCAGAACTCCTTCTTCAATTAGAGAACATGAAGGCTAGCGGAAACCCTAAGTATAGAAAGGATATCTTACGTACTATAGAACTCTTAGGTAAGACAATAGGAGCCTTTACTGAGAATATAGCTATCCATAATATTGATCCTGCTAATGCACTAGATGAACTGATAGAGTTAGCCCAGGTCGCTACGACCTCTAAGCCCGATAAGACTGTGGAGATACTATCCTAATGGATCTAAGTCCTGATGCTAAAATAGCCCATCTACTTCTGATATATAGGAGGGATCCAATCCTCGCTATGAATCAGTTATTTCAAGTAGTGCCGGACTCCCAGCAAACAGAACTAATCTTAGCAGCCCATAAATCAGGATCCAGAGTAGCCGTCAAGAGTGCTCAGGGAGCAGGAAAGACTTCTACCTTAGTATGGCTTACGCTCTACTTTCTCCTTACCTTAGAAGACTGTAGGGTACTAATTACTTCCCCCTCATATCAACAACTATCTAGAGTATTCCATAGTGAGATACTTAAATGGCATAGTAAGATGCCTATAGTATTTAAAGACTTCTTTGAAATAACTAAGGAAAAGGTATCGATCAAAGGCAAGCCCTTCCAAATGGCTAACCTAGTAACAGCTTCTGCTGATAACGAAGAATCACTCCAAGGAGGCCACGCAGAGAACTATGTTATACTAGCTGATGAAGCTTCTGCTATTGATGAGAATATCTTTGATGTACTTCAAGGTACTCTAGGGACTGGAGGAGGAGGTAGGTTTATAATGACTGCTAATCCAATCCGTAACTCTGGTAGGTTTTATGAAGTATTCTCTAAGGGATCTTCTTTATGGCATCGTATAACTTTTAGTGCGTTTAACTCTGCTCAGATCAATAAGAGTTGGATCTCTGAGATGGCTGAGTTTTATGGAGAAGACTCTGATCGCTACAAGGTAAGAGTACTAGCAGAGTTCCCAAGGGCCTCAGAAGAACAGTTTATACCAGTAGATATAGTTGAACAGTCTATGGGTCGTTATATCAATCCTCAAGGTTACTTCGGATATCAAAAGGTAATGGGCGTAGATATTGCTCGCTTTGGTTCTGATAGTACTGTACTTATTATTCGTCAAGGCCCTAAGGTTATAGATTACAAAGAGTATAAAGGATTAGATACTACCGAGGTTGCTTCTATGGTGGTAGACTATTATAATCTCCATAAACCTAGTGGTATCTATATAGATGCTATAGGTATAGGTGCTGGTGTATATGATCAATGTAAGAACTTTGGACTTCCAGTAATAGAGATTGTAGTAAGTAATCGCTCTAGCGACCCTAAGCAATACTTTAATCTACGCTCCCAGCTCTGGGGTGAGATGAGACAATGGCTTCATAACGAAGCTGATATACCAGACTCCCATGATTTGATGACCCAGTTATGCGGAATGACTTACTCATATAATGCTAAGCTTCAAGTGCAGCTTGCTAACAAGAAAGACATGAAGAAGCAAGGACTTAGTTCTCCTGATATCGCAGATGCTTTATCTCTTACCTTCGCTCCTCAAATATATAACTACAGTCCAGCAGGTCGACATGTACGTAAGATACGTAAGCCAATATACCTATGGGCTTAAAAGGAAATAACTATTATGCCACTTGAAGTCGTCGGAACCCCTCAGTTGATACAAGAAGAGATAAACTCTCAGAACATTGATGTTGATGATGAGAAATTAGCTGCTAAGGAACTATTCGATGCTAGTCTAGCTGGCTTTATCTCCTATACTTATCAAGAGAATAAGGATGCTAGGAGAGACAGTGGTATAGAACAAGAGATGTTAGATAGTATGGATAGCTTTAACGGAGAATACTCTCAGTCCGATATGAGTGCTATAGAGGAAGATAACGGCAGTAAGATATTTATGAATCTTACGGCTACTAAGTGTAGGGCTTGTAGTAGTTGGATTAAAGATATTATAATGCCTGCTACTGCTAAAGCTTGGAGCCTTAAGCCTTCTGCTGATCCTGAGATTAGACCCGATATCATGGAGAAAATAGAATCTATCTTAATGGAGGAGTTTAGTAACTTTGAGAAAGAGTTGGAACAAGCTGATCAGCCAGAGCCTCCTCCTCCTGGCCCTGGAGTACCTGGTCAGCCTGGTCCTACCCAAGGACCTCCGCCTAAAGAGAAATCTAGAATAGGTACTATCGCTAAGAAACTTAGGGAAATGAATAAAGCTAAGAGGGATGTCCATGAAACCTTTAGGAAAGAGGTAGACCTTGTAGCTAAGTCTGAGATGAAGAAGCTTGAGAAGATCATAGAAGATCAATTAATAGAAGGTAACTGGGATAATGCCCTTAATGATTTCGTAGAAGATTTTACTATATACCCAGCAGCATTCTTAAAAGGCCCTATCATTAACGTTAAGCCAGCACTACAATACGAAGAAGGTCGCCCTACAAAGACCTATAAGACTTGCTATATGAATAAGAGGATCTCTCCTCTCGATATGTATCCAAGTGCTAATGCTACTAGTATTAATGATGGTAGTCTTATTGAACACATAAGGTTTGAACGTTCTGAGATAGCAGCCCTAAGAGGCTTAGAGGGATATAATAATAATGCTATAGAAGAGGTACTACAAAATTATCAAGGTGCTGATTTTATCCATTGGTTATGGACCGATATAGAAAGTGATAAAGCATACGCAGAGAAGCGTGGTAATGAGTTCCAAGCTAATAAGAATATAATCCACGGATTACACTTCCACGGCAAAGCTAGTGTCCAAATGATAAGTGATTGGGGATACCCTGAGGAACTCTTAGTTGATGATGAAGGCAATCCTCATTTCCCTACTGATGAACTTGAGATCGAAGCTATCATGATAGATAGTAGTGTAATAAAAGTAAGTCTTAATGATGATCCTATCTGTAGGAGGCCTTACTATAAAGCATCCTTTCAAAGCAGACCTGGAAGTTTCTGGGGCCGATCTCTCCCCCATCTAATGAGAGACATTCAGCGTATGTGTAATGCTACTGCAAGAGCCCTTTCTAATAATATGGGATTAGCAAGTGGTCCTCAAGTAGAGATTTACGCAGATCGACTAGCAGACGCAGGTGATATAGAAGATATTAAACCGATGAAGATATGGCAACTAACTTCAGACCCTACAGGAGCAGGTGGTCGTGCTATCCAATTTACCCAACCTTCCTCTAACGCGGCTGAGCTGCTCGCTGTGTACAAGGAGTTCGAGTTGCGAGCAGATGATGCAACAGGGATTCCACGGTACGCATATGGAAACGAAAGAACCGGGGGAGCAGCACAGACTGCTTCAGGACTATCTATGTTACTTGAGTCGGCAAGTAAAGGTATCAAGGACGCTATCCGCCATATCGATGAAGGGGTAATTAAACCACGAATCTCTTATCAATTCTATTGGTTGATGAAGACTGATGCTTCACTTAAGTATAGTGGAGATATCCAGGTAGTGCCTATTGGATCTAGTGCCCTCACTATGAAAGCAGCAGAGCAAGGTAAGCGCCTTGAGCTTATGCAAGCTCTTAGTGGGAATCCTGCAGTACTTGAAGTAGTAGGGCCAGAAGCTATGGCTAATATATTCAAGGTACTGTTCGAAGATGCTAATATGCCTGAGATAGTTATACCTAGTGGGATGGAGATACGTCAGAAAGTCTTAGAGAAAGAGGAGCAAGCTCAGAGTGCTGGTAAAGCTAACTCTGAGGCTCAGAAAGCTAAGACTGAAGCAGGCCTTAAAGCTACTGAACTCCAGATTAACGGTCAGATTCAGATGCATCAAGGCACACTAGAGCTTAAGAAGCGTGAACTCGATCTGAAAGAGAAAGATAACGTAG